GGTATTGTATAGGTAATAACTGCTGGTTGAGATCCTTTATCCGGACTCGCAATTGCAGTACCATGATAAGAATAATAAGTTGCTGAATTAATTTTAACAAAAATATCATACTTTAATCTTTTAGGCATATATTCTACAATGGTTAAATATGCTACACCTTGTTCTGGTATTCTGCGTTCAGAAACTAATACGGAATCTGTCCAAGTAACTGAAAAACTTCCTGCTGGAGCAGTAGTTACACCTATTTTAGTTACTGTTGCAGCAACTGTTTCAATTGGTTCTGCGTCTACATAATAAATTGGAGACCATGCAGAGGCTCTATTAAGGTCATCAGAAACAACTCTATATCTAATGCTATGTTTATTAGAATCATTAACTGGTGGTAAATCTTTTTTTAATAACAAAGATTTTTTAATGTTTTTATCTTTAGAAATCCATTTGGCATATAAAGTTATATTTGCTGCTGCTGCCGTATAAGTAGTTGCTAGTCCTGGGCCATAAAGAGTTCCATAGCCGAGAGGATTGGTTGTCCATCCAAGAAAATTATAGCCAGTTTTAATAAGAGTTCCAGTGTTACCAAGAATGGTTATGGTGGCTGCTACGCTATAATTAGTTGCATCTACTGGAACTGATCCTGATGTAGGAAAAGATCCATTGTAAGTCACTATCATTATACAACGTTACCAATATCTAAAGACATTCTAAATTCAACATAATTGTTTGTGTTTGGAGATTTTTCAATTGGCTCTGCATTAGCATTTTTAATAACAGAATATCCAACTAATCCATATAGAGGATTAACAGTACTTACATTGTCAAACCTAATTGCATCAAACGCAATATAATGTGTTGCAACTGCTGCTGCTGAAGTTACTACAGAGGAATATATTTTAACAGAAGTAATAGATTCCCAAGAAAAACCTTCTTCTTGAACAAAATCTTGTAATGTTTTTTCAACTACAAAATATCTATTAACATCAAAATCAATTCCACCTGATCCTTGAACTAAATCAACTAAACATCTTGCATATTTGCTATTACTAATAAACTCTAAAACAATTTTTAAACTACCTGGTTTTAAATGGGCTGCAGCAGCATCTTTGTTTACAAGAGAAAATGCAATCTTAATTTTATCTGATAATGAATTTTGAGATAAATCAATATTAAGTCCATTTTTTATTATGTAATTTTGTCCAGATAGGCCTGTTGTAACATTAGTAACATTTTTAATATCACTGTAATTTCCTTTCACTAAAAGCATATTATTAAAAAATCTACATCTTTCATTTTTTGTATTTCTATATTCTTTGTAGAAAATTCTATTATCTGCTGCTGCTTGAAACACACTGTCTGTTGTTGAAATAATGTTGTCATTATTTGTATCAAGTGCTGAACTTATCGATGGAATTGCTTTTTCTGTAGTGTCAAGATACTTCCACTGTTCTTCCTCTGTAAACAATAACAAACTCCTACTATCAAATCCTGAAGCGGATGGATTTCCTCCTGCAGAGTAAAGACCTATTTCTGTAATTTCATATCTTTCTTGTGTTGGAAGTTCTGCAGTAAATACTATCTTGTTAACACCCTCTTCTTTTACATACCCTCTTGAAGAAATTGGAACCCTAAACATTTCAAAATTTAATACTTCTTTTTCTGAATAGTCTACGGCTGCAGCACCATCTACTAGTGGTTTTTGACCACAGCCAAAAGCCATATACGATGCATAGGCAGGGGTTGTCCCAAGCAAGTATTTTGCTATAATTTCTTTTCCTTTATTTGTTATCATAACTCATCAACTCCAAGATCTGTTTCATATATTGTACCATTTTGCAGCGTTTCAATTTCAATTTTTTCTCCTGGGTTTAAATTTATGCTTTCTATAATTAAGTTTCCAGTTGAAAAATTAATATAAACATTTGTTCCAGCAGGCCCATTCCCACTATTTGGAATCTTTGTTTCTAACTTTATAGGAAAATTTAAAAAATATTTGTCGGATGTGTTTTGAAGAGCCAAAATGCCTTTTGGATCTAGGGCTTTTTGTATTTCTGCCATATTAATAATTGGTTGATAGTTTACGCTATCGGTGTTTAAATTTGCATTGTTTGTAAGTGACAAAAGCATAGTGCCGTTAATTTGTTCAAAATACAACATCTTTAAAAAATCTGCGTCTTCTGCATTTATATCATTTTGAAAATTAACATATTGCGGTGTTGCAATTTTTACTGGCTTTCTTACAGAAGACTCAACGCTTGTTCGTAAACTTGAAGTTGGTGGTATTGGACTAACCGTTGATTTTCCTGTTGTCATATCTAAAAGTTCTTGTTGCCAACTTTCTATTTTTTGAGGAGAAGAAGCCATCATTCCTTGTTTGTCATTGGTCATATCTAAAAATTCTTCTTCCCAACCCATATTACACCTCACTCAAATATATAGTCATTTTTGGTCCATCTAATCCTCTTGAATATTCTATATTATAAACAACAAAACGTGAACTAGAAGATGTAACAAGGTCTAAGTTATCATTATTCTTATAATCAATTGAAACAATGTCGCCAAGTTGAATTGTAGTGTTTGCAAAAATTTCTAATCCGATTGCTTTTCTTGGAACCATTAATTTATCTACTAACCATCCCATTAAATTTTCTGCATCTTCTGTAGTCTGTATATAGTCTGTATCTATAGAAAAAGCACTTTTACCATAATTCATTCTACTTAATTTAACATTATTGTATTTTTCTTTTTCTATATTTGGAGAATAAACTACTACATCTCCAACAAGTTCAGGATCTGAAAAACTTGATTTCTTTTTAAAGTAATCATCTACTGTAAGTTCATTGCTGCTGTCGCTTGTAAATGCAATGCCTTGAATTTTTAAAAAGTTTGAAGTGGTTGTGCTTACATCTAATAAAGTGTCTGTTGCATTAAATATTAAAAATTCTGCTCCATAAGCATTTGCCTGGAAACCAGAAATTGTATATTCTTTTACTTTGTCTGGTGCACTTACCATTTTAGCGTATAGTGCTGGATATGCATTGTCAAATTTAGCGTTAATATATGAACACTCTCTCATAATAGTTCCAAATTCTTCAAAATAAATACTATAAACTGGGGTTGTAAAAGTACTTAAACCAGTTAGATATGATTCTTGCAAGATTCCGCTCATTGCATATTTTTTTAATGATTGGTTAGCCGTAATTGGTGTTGATGAAAAAACCTTTCCAACTTGATCATTTATTACAAAACCAGAGTTTTGTGAGTAGTTGTTGGTTAAAGCATAAAAGTTTTCAAACATGCATTTAGAAGATCCTCTAATAAATAAAGCAGTGTTCTGATATACAGGAAGTGGCGAAGTATCATCAACCTGACCAATCAAAACATCGTTTACATATAAATAAAATCTTCTTGTATTTTTATTTGCTAAATCTTCATACTCTACTGCTAAATCATATACTGTTGTATATTGTTCATTATGTTTTTTTGATATTCCAGCAAAATCTCCAGAGTCGTATTGAATTTGCTCATTGAATGCATTAAACAATAATGTTGGAATAGCATTTGCTTCTCCAGTACCTTGTTCAATTTTATAAAATATAATATTTGAAGTATCTGTAGTTGCCCCATCTAATGCAATAACTTCAAAGTAGTATCCATTATTAGTTTCTGGATTAAGAAGAATTGCAAGTCCTCCAGAGTTTCCAGATATGTTAACATTTTGTTCTGGCGAAGTAGAGTTATTTTTATAATATGTCATTCCAGAAAGTGGAACTGCAGTAGAAATTACACTACCACTTTGTGTTTTTAATTCTCCGCCAATGTCACCAATAATACGTATTCTAGTTCCAAAATGTTTAAATACTGCTTTGTCTAGTGTTTTGTAAACATAGGATATGTGATCAATTGGTTTTGGATCTGTTGCAATAAAGTCTTTACCTTTAAAAACAAGTGCTGATGATTGAACCAATCCTTTATTTTTTGCAGGATCTATAGACTGTATAGATGCTCTTTCTGTTTCTGTTAACTGATACTCTGATAAAAATCTTTTAATTACACCATTAACAAATGCTGAATTAGCAACAGTATTTGAAATACCCGCAGAGCCAGCAACAGTAGTTCCTTCAAAGGTGGTGTCTCCAAATAAATATTTAGAGTCCATTAAACAACCTCTACGATTACTATTGCTAACCCAATATGGATCTAAGGCTGCTTTATGGGAAACAATTACTGTTCCAAATTGAGCCCTTCCATGTTGTGCTACTGCTCCATTTTTCATTCTTGTAACTCCAGATACCGTTTCATAATAAGGCTCTGAGTATATTCTAACTTTTCCATTTGGATATATTTTGCCATTATAGTTTAATTTATTTAAATAATTTTTATATTCAGAATCACTGCTTATCCATACATTTCCAATTCCCTCAACAAAGTATTGAACTGCATCATATCTAATGATTTCACCATTAGCATAAAAGTAACCTTGATTTCTTGAAATTAAATAAATGCTTTCTCCAAAATCAATAACATTGTTTATTAATTGATTGGCAACTACGGTTGGTGCTGCTCCTGCAAGTGGTGAGTTTAATGCAAGTGCTGACAATGTAAATCCACTTGATTTTTGATTTGATCTTTTTAGTTCTTCGTAATTAGATATTTCCCACAGAAGAGATGGCTTATATACCCAAAATTTATTTTCTGCACTTGATATAGTTTCTTCTCCTATTGCTGAATAGGTTTTATCAATATACCGTGATGTATAATTAATTTTTCCATCATTATAAATCTTTTTATCTTGAGAAGCAATTGCAATAATGTTAGGAAGTTTTTTACCAGTAATTAATTTATTTTTAATTATTTGCACAGAATTTTCCGAAAGGGATGGACTATTTCCACCAAGTTCATCTTCCCAATATTCAGTACTATAAAGACCACCATCAAAAAATTCTTCTGCAGCGTTAGTATATGCACCTGCATCTTCTGAACTTGAATCTATCTCTACTACAACATCATTTGTTTTTGATCCAATTAATGTGGTGTCTATTGACCTTTGTCCTGCTGCTGGCATTAAATAATTTTTACTCATTGCAATAAAATTATTATATTCATCAAAGAACATTGCTGTTTGTGTTGATACTGCTAAATCATTTAATACTTGTGCAACACTTTCATCTGGCCCCACAAAAAAATATGGAATAACTGGATCGATTTCTCCTTCTATTCTTTTATAAACATAGTTACTAAATCCAATAGCATCTAATAAAATAGATATTGCATAACTTACTGATATGTTTGTAAGAAAAAGTTTTGGAGCAAGCATTGATTCAAAATAAAAATAAAAATCTCTTAACTCTAAAGATATAGTTCCACCAGTTACATCTGCTTGTGGGAAGCCTTCTGAATATAAAGTTTTAATTGGCACACTGTAATCATTTCCAGATATATTTAAAAATGTTTCATAAAAGTTAAACTTAATGTTTTTTGTAACATATTTAGAAATAATACTATTTGTATTATTTTCGTTAAATGCTTGGTCATCATCAAATATTGAAATATTTCCAGTTGAGGCTAAAAGTTGTCCCACTGGCAATGATGTTGAGCCAAGATCAGATAGTTGTTTGGTTACTTTGTAGTCAATGGTTTTATCTGATATGTCTGCAATTAATCTTGGTGACATTTCAATTAAATCAAATGTTGCATCAAATTTATTCATTGCTTCTGCAACAATTCTCATTCCTCTAACATATTGAAATTCACGGTATGTAGTAATGTTATCTTTAATAAAATATTCTGGTGATGTAAAATCAGTGACAAAGTTTGTTTCTTTGGTTAAGTCTGAATTAGTTAATTTCCATCCATATTCAGGAATAAAAGTTTGATAAACTTTTGTTGTGTTGTTCCAAATATAATAAAGTCCTTTGTCAGTTGATGATGTAACAAGTAAATAAGCATACCCATCAATTGATCGTGTTGGCAATAATGTTGTAGAAGATATTTTTTCAACATGAATAAATTTAGTTTTATATTCAATTGGAGTTATTAATCCATATGATAACTCTACGTATCCGTCTTCGTTAATTACTGGTGTTCCATCGTCTCTTAAAGAATTAGCATTAAAAGTTTTTGCTGGTACCCACGAATTT